TAAGAGTAACACCAGTAACCGTGTAGTAATTTGTGAATATTCCGGGTGGAGCCTCAACTACTGAAGTAGAGTATTGAACAGTTACTTGAGCGCCTTCCCAAGTTATCGCTAAAAAGTTTTCTCTATAGATATTTTGAAGTTTAGTAGTTTGCAATTGATCAATTCGGCGTCTTACCAATGATCCAGGATACGGCAATCCTGTCATACATCCAAAGAAATCAGACATAGTATACGTACCGTATACACCACTTCCTAAAGCTGTTCGTAGTAATCCTGCATCTGCTAGAGTTTCATCTGTAGGTTTGTTAGTACCATTCACTTGCTGCAATCCAGTATCGATTTCCAACGATCTAACCGCTTGTGCAAAGATTTGAAAATCACAAAAACGTATATTGCGTATTTGTTGCATTGAGTATGCAAATGCGCCAGCCGCGATTGCATCTGTTTGTGGTATAATGTTATATAAGTAAGAACCAAATCCTGTAGGAGATACTACATAGTTAGTACCTTCAACTACTGTTTCATTAATTACAGCTATACTTAATGGAAGTTGTATTCCTATTTGTTCTATAATAGCAGGAGAAGTTAGTTGTGAGTTCAAGCCTTCATTCAGATATAGCAAATAATAAGTTTTACTATTAGTAGGTCCAGAACTAATATTATACACAGGAACAGTTAATGTTTGGTAGCTATTTGGGAATAGTTTTCTAACACTTAATAAATCAGCTAACGTTTGTATTCCTTGAGTAGAGCATTGTAGTAATGCTAGTGTGTCTCTAAGTACAGTACCCGTTATTAACAAAAAACTACCGTATAATAACTGTTGTGTTTTTATAGTAGTAGTTGTTGCTTGCCCGGTTGATATTAAAGTTATTTCATCACTAGAAATACCAGCGCCCAACATAATATATACTAACTCTTCGGATAGTGCAGAACTATTATACAAAACTTGTAGCAATGTTGAAGGTAATCCAAAAGCATCTATTGTGTTTAGGTTTATAGCTTTTCCTAAATTAACTAAGTCTGCTCCAAAATCTTTTGTAGCTAAACTAACTCCCGCAATTTCAGCCGTAATAAGGTCATTCATATTGCTATATACTCCCTCTAAGAAAGTTTTAGAGTTGTGCATAGCATATATACTTTTGTTAGTACTTTCCATAAACGCTTGAGCACTTAGAAAAGAACTTAAAAACTCTTTGTATTCAGGCGTAGTCTGATTAACTACCCCACCATTCCAATTAAATTCATTCCATGCTTGCAATGTGTATAATCTAACGTGACCCCATTGTGTTATGGATGTATTTGGATTAGCTGCGGCTACCCCAGTATACGGCAACCATGATGCTTGTTGCCCCTGACCAGTGTTGCCAGTTAATGCATATCCACTATTAGCTGGGCCGGCTAAAGAAGGTACTACTCCTTTTTGCGCTCCATAGTTTTCTGCTGTAGTAGTCCAAATTCCTGAAGGGTCCTCTGCTTTATATGTTGGCGGTTTAGTGTTGGCTAACGAAGGAATAGAGTTTGCTCCTACGTTTATTAGGTTATCATACGTATCAGTTGATGAGGTTCTACTAACCAAATTTCGCACATAGGCGTCATTAATCCCCCAAGTATGCAATCTTAATACAGTGTCTTGTACTAAATTCCCAAAGACATAATCATTGTTTGTTTTAGAAATTCCTGCTACATTAATAACAACAGAGTTTATACCCATACCTTGATTGTTCAGTATGGCACCCTGAAGATTAACTCCTAACGGACTTTGTTTTCCTGTTAAACTCATGATGTACGCACGTTAGGACTACCAGTAATCATCTTGTGTCCACAAGAAGATATTGATCCTACTCTTGCTACGGGCCTACCTTCAACAAATACTGTTGGACTGCCGGTAATTATTTTTGCCACGGCATGTTTGGGTCCCTTAATGTGAGGGGTAAGCATATTACCCATGAGTGCTACTGGTAAAAAATTAGCATACACTGTTCTAGAGGTTGCTATCGCTTTTCCTAAACCTGCACTTAAATCACCCATTCTGCAAATCGGCTTCATAATTTAATCCTTATCCTACTAAAATTTTCTTCTCAGGTACCTTAATACCAGACACTGCTTCAGTGTATTTTGTTTTAATATTATATTCTGTTTCACAAATAACTGCAATACTATTTCTATTTAGTGTAAATTCTCCGTCGGGTTTTGCAGTAAATAGACTGGGAACTAGTCCCATACCTTGTGGCCCGGGTGCTACTGACACTGGTTCAGTAATAATTAAATAAGCATCGGTTACTTCTTTAACTCTAGTAATCAATTCTTCACCTGAGTTTAATTTAATAGATACTACTTCGTTAATCTTAATATTCATATTTTTCCTTAGTTGTTAAGTTTTTGTCTTAGTTCTTGATAGCCGCCCACATATTGTTCATCTAAGAAAATTTGCGGCACTGTTCTAGCTGTTGGCACGGCTTCTAACAATTGTTCTTTTGTCCAATCTTTGCCAATCTTGCGTTCTTCAAATTCAATTCCTTTCGTTGTTAGTAACTGTTTTGCTTGTTCGCAGTAGCTACACATGTCCTTTGACCATACTGTTGCTTTCATTTTTACTCCTGCTCTTTAGGCATTCTAATAACACACGGGCTATCAATCTTTACACTCTTTCGGTGACAAAGATCACCCCAGTGATGAAACGTATCACTTAACCAGTCAAACATTCTAACTCGTATGCATCTGTTTTTCTCTTCAACTTTGTTTAGCTTTTGCATCACGTGGTTAAGTTCATTTTTGAGTTGTTCTTTTTCTCGTTTAAACTGCTCAGTTATAGTTTCTTCTACATGTAATTTAGTCTCAGCCATAGCTTCAGCGTATGTTTTTTCTTTCTTTATTTCTTCTGACATTGTAAATTCCTCTCATAAATTAGGTAGTTCATCATAATCAACTGTGTCTGACATTACACCTATCACGTAGTTTGTTGATTCATTTTCCTGAAGTGCCGTTTGCTTTTTGCTAGTATCTGAATGCTTGTTGAACCAGGGGATAGGGGTATTCTTGGGAGCGTTACCTTGGTACTTGATACCAATTTCTTTTAACGCACCTACAGCAGTGTAGTCAACAAAGTCTTTTAGAATTGCAGCATTTAATCCAATAACAGGACCTTTCTTGAACAAATAGTCGGCCCATGCTTTTTCTTCTCTGATAACGTCCATGTAAAGAGCATACACTTCTTGCTCACATTCTTTTTTTACATCAGCAAATCTAGGATCTTCTTTTATTACTTGGTTGATGATATATGCAGTCCAATCTTTGTGTAACAGTTCGTCCTGCAAGATAAGACTGATCACGTTTCCGTTACCAATAAAGATTTTGTTTTCTACCATTGCTAATGAGGTAGCAAACGATACCATGAATCTAAATGCTTCAAGTGCATAACTAGCATTTAATGCTAACCAAATAGCTTTAATATGTTCGTGTTCATCGATCTTGTGTCCAAGTTCTTTCTTACAATTAATAACATGTAGCTTATCATAATACTGACCAACACTGCTAGCCATATCAATGATTTCTTGTGTGTCATGAATAGTATTAAAAACTTCTTTAGGTACATTGTAAATATTTCTAATAATATGACTATAAGACCTGCTATGAATATTCGTTTCAAAGAAAGTCCAATTATACATAAGTGCTTCTAATTCAGGTAGAGAAATAACTGGAGTAAAAATTTGACTAGGGCCACGACCTTGCAAACTATCAAGTGCAGTTTGTCTTAACAAGTTACTAGTAAAGATGTGCTTTACTGCATCACTTGATTCTTTAAAGTCTTGTGCATCTTTTGTCAATGATATTTCTTCAGGGATCCAAAAGAAGCCTCTAGCTGTTTCTTCAAGTTTAGCTATTTTAGGATACTTGAATTCCTCAAACCGTTGGATAGTAACTGGCCCTGCAGGGTCTAAGAACATCTTGCGGTTTAAGTAATCTGTTTTTGTGTTTAAATCATATTGTTGTTTTGACATTTATTTTCCTTATAGTTTACAGCTTTCACATTCCGATTCTTCATCAAAATTAATGGGTTCTAACATTTGGGGTAGTTCTTCTTTATCTGCTTTTGATCCAGCTTTATTAATCAAACTATAATAAAAAGTTTTTATACCAAAATAATGACTCATCATTAAGTTCTTAGCAATAATTGTAATTGGGACTTTACGATCACTATAATGTGCTGGATTGTAAAACGTGTTAGTACTTATACTTTGATCAACATATGCTTGTAGAACTGCGGCTGTTTTTAAATATCCAGCACAATCTGTTTGATCCCACATTAGCTGATACTTATTTTTTAGTCGCTGATATTCAGGTACTACTTGAATAAAGCTACCTGCTTTAGATTCTTTGACAGTAATTAAACTCATTGGCATTTCAATACCGTTAGTAGAATTAATACACACTGAAGAACTTTCTACGGGTGCAATTGCCATTAGAGTAGCATTTCTTACACCATATGTTTTCATTTGTTCTCTTAGTGTTTCCCAATCTAGTTCAGGATTAAAATTAGCTAAATCATTAACACCTTTTGCTCTGCGCTCCCAAGGGAATATACCACGACCATACCAAGTTTTATCTGAGTCTAAACACTTGCCTCGTTCTTTAGCTAACTCAACTGTAGCTTCTGTTAAGTAAAAAGCTTGATGTTCCATCCAAGATTTAACTTCATTGAGTGCGTCTTGTTCACCGTATATAAAGCTACGCTTAGCATGCCAGTATGCAAGGTTAGTAACACCAATACCCAATGGTTGGATTTCATCATTGCTT